AAGGAGAGATCTTCTTCTTTAGGTGCTTCTTTATCAAGTCTTTGCATTGCATTATTATACAATCTGTCTAACTCAACATCTCTTAACGTTCTAGGTCTTGACCTTTCCGACCCAAACAACTGTCTTAATTGTCTTAGACTAGGTATGCCCATAAACGCTTGCAATTCAATGCCTTGTGACCGAGCACGATCCTGAGTATCTCTTTTCAACTCATTTAATCTTTGAATAGACTTTTCCGTTCTTATTATTTCAGTCTCTGTTAAATTTGGATTATTTAACCTTGCCTGATTAGCTTTTAAAGTAGCATCAAAATCAGAAAATTCTTTTTGCAATAAAAATCCTTGTACTCTCTTTTGACCTTGTAGCTCAGATACTGGTTTTGTATTTCTCCTATTAACTCGTTCCTCATATACTTTTTTAGGGGTAAATAGGTTTCTATCTGTTAAATTTTCTCTTCCTCTTTCATTTTCAATGGTCACTATATTAGAATTTTTTCCACGCTTAAATCCTTTAACAGTCCCAAGATAACCAGATTCATTTACATATACCTGATCACCAGTTTTTATATCGTGGTCTTTAGCGTTGCCTTTCGAGTCTAATCCGGTTAGTTTTTTCTTTTTAACTGTCGGGCCAGTAGGTCTTGTTTTAGGGGTAAGTGGTGCCGTTTCTATTGCTTGTATTTCTGCCACTGCTCTTCTGCCTGCATCTGCCGGATGCAAAGGAACCTCAAGCATAGGATTTGACTCAAAGGGACGATTAAATATATCTCTCTCTTGAAGTGTTTTGTCAAGTCTTTGTTGCTCGGCTATATCTCTTTCTTTTAATTGTGATTCTAACGCCTCTGTTCTTTCTTTGAAAGATTGCCTTCTAAAGTTAACAATCTCCCCTACACGCTCTTTACTTACCGGCTCGTTACCAGAAGTAGGGCCAGTTTTCTTTGGCCTTAATGGTTTTTCAGGAAAATATAATTCATTAATAGTCCTTTCTGTTACACCGTCAAACTCATTAAGTCTTGCAACTTTTGCATCTATTTCAATTTGAAGATTGTCTAGTATTCTTTGTTCAGTTCCAGATTTTTCAAAATCACTCATTTTTTCTGATAGTCTTTTAATCTGTGATTCTAATTGAACTCTTTCATTTATTATTACTGGGGTTTCTGTTTCTGTTTTTACTCCGGAATCCCTTAATACTGTTTTGGCTCTTTGCTCTGCTTCTACTTGAGAAAAACCTTGTCTTTTTAAAGACTCAATAGTCGTTAATATATTTGGTTGCTCAGTAGCTAAAACCTCTGATTGTTCTGCTGTGACCCCTTCTCTTTTACCTTCTGCCGTTTGTCTTAAAGAAACTAAAGCTTCTTGTAATCTTGTTTGTTCAACAGATTCGGCGGTTGACTCTAAACCCTGTTTTCGTAATTGCTCTGCTGTTTGCCTCATTTGTGAAGGATCTTTTGTCCCCTCAGTAACTTCATATTCTGTAATCTGTTTCCTAACCGATTTTTCAGGTGTTTTACCCTCCATCGCAAGTTCCATAGCCGTTCTTAAAGAACGACCTACTACTTCATTTGCAACAACGTCTAAAGGCTTTCCTGTTTCTGTTACAATTCTTTCTATTTCAGTAGCAACATTACTTCTTAGTGCAGTTCCTGCTTTTGGCTCCATGTGCTTTAAAAGCTTTAATCCCACTATCATTTGAGCCGCATTTAGATAATCTTCTTTGGTTGCTTCTTTACCCTCTAGTAAGGCCGGAACCTTGCCAAGCCCAAAAACCTCACCAACAAATCCTAAAGTTTCTTTTGCTGTAGCTTGCTTGGAAACAGGGGCTCCTACCACTTTCTGTAATTTTTTTCCAGCAAATGAACCAGCTCCACCAAGAAATCCAACAGAGCCACCAGTGATAAAGCCTTTCATTGCATGCTCTGCAACTTCAATCGGATCAACTGTTCCAGTAAATTCTATTTGGTCAACAATGCTTCTACCGGAATCAAAAGCGGTAAATCCACCTGCACCTCCAGTAACCCTTGGAATAATGCTTTTCATGTAAACACGAGCAGTTCTTAATGGCATTTTTGTAGTTTTAGCCAATAACATAGCAGACTTCTCTGCGGCTTGACCGACTTTTTTTATTTTACCTAAACTACCACCACCTTTAAAAAGGGCCGCATCTAAAGGCATAACCATTGAAAACACGCCAGATACAATTTCTTCAAGTTGGTTCGGGGGGTATTCATCTAGCATTGTTGTTTGCTCTAAACCAGCAATTCTAAAAGCCGCACCTGTAATAGATTTCTCCATTGCAAGGTCTATAACACTTGGAGGGGTTCCACCCATATTTACAGAGGCCTTTCTGTAGGCATCACGTTTGGTTAGTCCCTTTTTTTGTAGCTTTGCGACTTCTCTAAGAAAGAGCTTATTATTATACTGTCTTTGAAAATCTTCTTCTGTAGGTTTAAATGGAAGCCCTAGTTCTCTTCTTCTTTTGTCTAATTCTTCTTGTGCTTTTTTATTAGAAACGCCGTCTGGAGAAATGCCTTGTCTTTGATCTCCTAAAATTTCAGATGTAGGTATCCCCATTACAGTTTTTGGAAGGTTATCAACTAAAGCTTTTACAGGATCAGGAGAAGAAGATGCTTTCATTATATACTGTGGATTATCTTTGCTTTGACTTAAAGCTTTTATAACCTTTTCTAAATTGGTCTCTTCTTTAGGTTGGCTACCCTTAATTTTTTGATTGTATATTTGTAAAAAAGACTTTACTTCAGGGCTGTCTTTTGGCAATCCTGAATAATTAGAATAAAAAGTGGCAGGATCATTTTTAGAAACATCAAGAATATTATCAATAATATCTTCTCCAACTTTTATTCCGTTATCAAGGCTATCAAATTCAAGCAACGTGTTACTTCCTTCCATTACCCTTCCACCCATGCCTCTTATTTTATCTATATTCTCTTGTTTTCTAGGTAGGTTAACACCATAAGGATTGTTTTTAGCAATGCTGTTTTCTTGTTGCTTTACAGAGTCGTATATAGTTTGTTTAAAATTAACACCTTCAATCAATGGCTCATCGGGATCAATAAAAACATCTTGAGGGTTTATAGCAGGTGCAGATGTACTTACCTTCGCTTCAAATGTTTCGTATTCACCTAGCTTTATATTTAATGCAGAAACTTGATCGTAAAACTTACGTCTAGATTCAGGGTTTTGCATTTTTGTTTTAAAGGTGTCGAAGTCACCTATTTTTACTTTCTGGGAGGTTACTCCATCATATAATTTTTGAAGTGATTCTAGTGGCATTAGTAGTCAATTTCAATAGGTTCGTTTTGCCTTGGTGCAATATTTACATTAAAAAGGTTGTCTCTTTCACGCTCAAACGATTGTAGCCTTGATTTTAGCGTAGCTTCCTGTTCTTCAGTTAATGCAGGATAGCCCGCCCGCTGTCTTTGTCTTGGACTCAAGGCTTTGGTCACGTCTGAAATTGCTTTGTTTACTTGTGTAAGGCTCATAGTGCTTCCTCTTCCACCCATTCTAGGAGCACCAGATATTGGAATGACATCATCTTCTGTCGTATCTGTTTGTTTTGCTTTGGCAATTTCTTCATCTGTCGCATAGCCATATTCTTTAGTGGTGGGGTTGTACACCTGTTTTTGACTTGTAGATATAGATGTTCTCTGAGGGACAATAAGGCCCAATGCTTTTTCTGGGTCTAGCTTAGCCATAGCAACTATTTCATTAACCCTTGGGTTGTTTTGATTATCTGTTGCCCAACTATTCACTTGTTGCTTGGCAACTTTTGGATTTTCTATTTTTATTCTGTCTTGTACTTTTTGAACATAAGACGAATTATTTATAATATCAGGTTCTGATAGCAAATTCTCCAATCCTGTTTTTATCGCAGAAGGGTCTCCAACATTTTCTGTGTAAATTGAATTTAATCTATCTGTAAATGCTTGTTTAGCTCCTTGTAATTGAATACCAGCAAACTTAACTCTTGGTATTTTAGAAGTAGCAAATGCATCAGCTTGGGCTTCTTCAGGCAAAAGCTTAATTAAGTTTAATTCATTTGTAAATTCTTGCTGTTTCTGTGCATCCTCATATCTTTTAGTTTGTAGCTTTTGTCTTTCAAGCACTAATTGATTTTGTTGATACTGATCAAAATAATCAGGCAACCTGTCTAAAAAGTCTGCAAGTGGGTTATCAAACCTAGCAGGGCCTAACCTCTGTCTTCTACTGTATATACTTCTAGTATGTCCGGGCATCTACAACTCCTAATCTTGTGGTTGATAGATTCCACCGGTAAGAGGGGGAAGGAACGGAGTCCAGACCATTGTAACGCCATCTACGATTATCGTATCTCCCTGATACGTGCTTAAATCAACATTTTCTATATTATCAAAAGTTGTAGGGTTAATTATATTGGAAAATTCTGCACCACCAGCTACAAGGTCAGCCGCAGTCCCTAATGTTTGAGAAGCAAATCTTGCCTGCTCTTGCGAAACTGCCGTATCAAATGCCCTTTGACCAGCTTTCGATATAGCTGACTGAGTTTGCTCTACACCACCAGCACCCGCAAATCCAGACCCGGCTTGTTGTTGCATAGACTGTTGTCCAGCAGAGACTTGTTGTTGCCTTAATGTATCAGCAGTGCTTTGCAACCCAGTGGGGTCAAACGCTTGGAATAGCTTTAACTGAGCACTTGTAGGGTCGAGACCCTCAGACTCTAATATAGACTCTGCTGTAAACCCACCAGTCTGCATACCAAGAAGGCCACCATCTTGCATGCCAAATGTAGGTGAACCGTAAACTGAAAGTGGGCCAACGTCCACAGAAGGAGACCTTCTAGGTGACATTGGTAAATTAAAATATGGACTTACAGCATCAGTGAGTAAAGGATTAGTAAATGAGCCTGAGTCCCTTCTGATTGAGAAGTCTGCAAGTGGGCCTAGGTCTTGCCTTCTTAAGTATCCTATTAGCGAACCTGCTGACCTACTTGCCTCCCTCGCAGTTGCCTCTGCCTGCTGTGCTGTTCGAGCCGCATCTAACAATGAATTTTTCTCACCTAGAGATATCGCATTTGCTAAACTTGCTTGATATGCATCTTCTGTTGGTTGCATGACCATGCTTGAAAAATCATCTAATTGATTAAAAGAAGAATCTAATGCTTGATCTCCTAACATTTCTGCACCCGGAATATTCTCAGGTATTACGGTGCCAATATCTAATTTTTTTGAAATAGCATCTGTAGCTGGGTCAAAGAATGCGACTTGAGATAAATCTGTGCCAGTGGCGGATACTGGTGATAGCTGAGGCGGTGCTGTTAACCTTAATCCACTATATGCATCTCCCCTGCCAAAAACAAGACCAGCTCCTTCAGCACCCATTTTTTGCCCTGCCTCTAAGGCCGCTTGGGAAGCCGTTGGTAATGCTGTTTGAGATACACTTATTACATCTTGTGGTCTTAGCTTACCAGCAACCTTTCCATAAATACCACCACCCGGAGCAAGACCTGCTGTAGCGGCCGCTTTTAATCCAGAAACCAGTGCTCTTTCACCTATACCCCTTGTAAAGTCACGACTTGCTTCTTCAACATCTCGAAATGATTGCTGTCCAAATACAGTACCAGTCCTGTCAACGCTTCTTGACTTACCTGCACCTAGCCTTTCTCCGACCCCCCGACCTAAAGCAGTTCCAAGACCGGATACTAATGCTAGGCTGGCACCACCCGTTACTGGTGCTAATGCCGCACCTAAAAGGCCCCCAGCTATTCCACCGATACTACCAAATAAACCACCTTTCTTTTGTCTTTTAGCCTCTGCTCTTTGAGCTTCCTCCAGTCTTTTTATATCTCCTTGACGTTGAACAGCCCTTGCAAGAGCCGCTCCACCAGCAGTGGCCTGTCCTCCAGTCTGCATCATCCCCATCAAACTGTTAGAATTACCCATATCAAACCCAGATAGGTTAGGGCCGGACTTAACAGGGAGAAAACCTTTAGATTTGTTAGAATGGTTAAGCATGATATAATTCCTTTGAATTTAATAAATATTTTATGACTTTTCTATAGACAAACTGCATTATACTTTAATCTCTGTCCTCCAAACAGAACTTATAGCAAATTCTGTTTCTGATGTAGTAATGTTTGTGTCATCAGGAGTAATACTTATCCCTACCACAACTCCAGCATCTACAGTGGGAATGTTGTCCCAATCTGATTCTGTGATTATATGATTTGTATTGTTTGTAAAAGTTGTTTGAAAATCAAAGGTAGCTACTGTATCTACTGTTGTGTCCCCATTGTCAACCTTTTTAATCTTAAATACTATATCAGTAGCATTGGTATTCAATGCTTCTGGCCTAAATATTATTTTAGAACATGTCATTTTAAATGGTGTTAAATACGCTGACTGCTCTTCTAATAACGTTGTAGTTTCATTGGGAGATGAAAAGGGTAAAAAAACCTCAGAGCCGGGAAGATCGTCTTGAAAATTATGTATAAAGACTCTATAATCAGTAAACTCGTTAATATATTCTATTCTCCTAGCAGTTAATTTATCATCGACTATTTGATTTCCATCGTGCGATAAATTTACTTTATAAAGCATTCCATTTAATTTTTTAAACAAAGCAAGAGTTCTATTGCTTAACAATGCAAATACCTGCTCACCATCAGACATATTATTTTTAGCGGGGTGATGAGACATAGCGGCTTTACTACTACCTTCCGATATAGCATTCCCTTTGCTGTTTTGAACTCTTCTAATTTTTCTATCTAATAAAGACATATTATTAATCTGTAGCTACCCGACTCTTATTAATGAGTCTGTACTCTACACTAATATCATTGATCTGTATCCCGTCATCGCCAGAAACGGTAGCGAATGTACTGTTTTTAACTCTAACCCTAACAGATTGACAGGATTGAGGAGAGGATATAGTTGCCCGTAGCCTTTTCCAGCTAGAGGTGTTTGAAAAGTTTCCAGTAGCATCTGTAAAAGAAGTAGAGCCATCCAACGCAAAAGATATTGGATTTAATCGGGCCGTATCACTTTTATATGTAACGGTTATAGCGTATATCTTTTTTTCTAAACTTGGAAATCCAAAGTCAAAGTCTTTAGTAGTAAAATATGCTTCATCTGCGGGAACTGCTGAAACATTAGTATAATTAAACTTTTTAATATCTATATTGCTTGAGTTTTTAATTCCAATAATTAGATCTCCGTTAAAATCTGTAGCAAAGTTAGTGTACTTTCCTGCACTGGCTGTTAACAAATCTGAATGAAAAGACCAAGCATTTGTTTTAAAATCATATATATAAGCATCTCCTTGAGTAGCTCCTGAGTGCTCTGAATCTCTAATTACTATTGCCATATCTGCATTCCCATCATAACCTACTATTGAAAAGTTTGTCATAAAGGAAGACCATTCAGATTGATCTATTTTATTGTCTATAAGATTGCCTATTTGTGAACCTGT